TGGTATTCCAGTATGGGCTGCTGCCAGTGGTGGGGGAGGTGGAGGTTACTGGACACAGTCAGGTACATATATATACTATAATAGTGGTAATGTTGGTATTGCAAATACAGCACCTACACATACACTCGATATAGGATCAAATGTCGCAATTATAGACGACGGTGTAGATAAACTTTATATAAGAGGTAACGTATACTCAACCAATGATATAATTTCATTAGGGACAATACACTGTAAGGAAATTGTAGCTGTAAACAGTAAAATTAAAAATTCAACTGTTGTTACAGAAGCTCCAACACGCCAGATTCGTTTAATTTAATTCTGAGTATGTATTAAATGTCTTTAGAGGCTTTGTCATATAGAGGTATAGAGACTCTTGATAAAATAGAAGGTACGGAACAAGGTATTTTACTCGGTTCGAGTATTTCCTTGGATTTTAAAAATACACGGGTTGCCATTGGGCATTTAGGAAATGTAATATCACAGGGTAAAGTTACCGTGAGTAGTTTAATAGACGCAGATTCAAATACATGGCAAACGTCAAAAATAATAACTGAACCTTCAGCCTCGAATGGGTCGTATTTTGGTCATGCAGTTTCCATGAATTGGAAAGGTACGCGTATTGCGGTTGGTGCGTATGGTGTAAATAAAGTTTACGTTTTCGATGCAACCTCCACTTCATCAAATCCATGGGCGACATACGTTTCAAATACCATATCAGGGTACACTGATTCTAATTTCGGTTACAGTGTTTCTATTGGTCAAGATATAGATACAACCTTAGCTATAGGTGCACCCAACCATAACCGCGTCGATGTTTGGAAACTTTCAAATAGTTCATGGTCACTTGCATACTCAAATATAGGCGATGACATACCTAACGTTATACCTTTAAATTCCACATCTGGTACTGTTACTATAGACAGTAAACTTTCAAGTAATGTATCTTCATTACAATATGGGTTTTCGTGTAAACTCGCACCTTTTAGTACCCACCTTATTGTAGGCGCACCAGGAACTCCGTTGGATGCAATTTCGAGTGCAAATTCAGATTATAGTGGATCAAATATAAGTTTCTTACGATCAGATTTTCCCCATGCACAACGTCAATCAGGTTCAGTGCGTGTTTTTACAACAACGGATGATTGGGTAAGTACCGTTTCGCAAATAGGTCAAACTTTTTCGGGATTAGAATATGATGGAAGTAATTACATTACAAAAAACGGAAATTTATTTTTTCCTACACTCGGATATTCTGTATCAATAAACTTCGATGGGTCCGTTATTGCCATGAGTGCACCTAATCGTCAAGGTGGTACAGTTCGTGTATATGAATACTCATCCGTAAGTAGTTCATGGAGACAAAGAGGTGTAGATATAACATCAGGTTCAGGTTTAAAAACTGGGTTTAGTATTGGTCTTGATTACACAGGTAATAGAATCGCGATGTCCATGGTATCCAATTGGGCTTTTCCAGCCGTACTAAATGCACAATTATATGTATTAGACTGGTCAGGGAGTGATTGGATAGAAGCACAAGTACCTATATCGAGTAAAGATCCGGGTGTTGGATACGAGCAAAGCTACGGAACTAGAGAATTTTCGGGGTACAGAATAGATATAACAGATGGTAATCAAGTTGCCGTTTCGCGACTATGGTGGGATGATGATGATTTTCAAGGAGATGATTATTATACCGGTAGTGGTGGTTCGGTATCATTATCAACAGCTATGACAACGTTTCCAGCAAATCAAAATGCGTATGGTCGTGTTGATTTTTATTTTTTTCTAATAACGGCTACATTTACAGGTAATAGTATTTTTGAAGGATATGTCACTGTGAAAGAATTAAGAATTGGTCCTAATGATGACGCTACAGATAATACAATACCTAAACGAATTTCGTTTGGTGGTACAACGGATGATAATTATTACGATGAAACTCTCATAGAAAATCGTGTAATTACTGGTAGTGCAGCTGAACTTTTATTACACAAAAATCATCAAACAAACGAAACTATAGATAGAGTACGTATAAAAGCATCGGAAATACACTTGGATCATATGAGAATGTACCATAGTGTATATCAAGGTGGTCAGGAATCAAAGGATGTTCAAACACCCAGGTTTATACTCAACCAATTCGGTGCGATTGCTATTGGTAATTTGTATAGTAGTAATGATTCAACGAATTCAACAACTTCATTAGCCGAAACGTACCTTGATATAAAAGCCGAAACACAAATACGCGATAAGTTAAATGTAAATTACAAGAATAGATCTAAATTATTAAAGATACGTGATAATACGAACTACAATAGTTATTTCCCTACAGCCATAAATACGAGATGTGAAGATCTCATAAGTTCGTCTAAAATTATAGATGAACAACCAGGTGAGGTAGTAGAAATAACAATATCTAATGGATCAGGGTGTCCGTATTCGAGTACCGAAAAGGCGTTCGAATTTACCGGTACAACGTCAGGTATAGGTCAATCTGATATAACTGGTAATTGGAATAGTACTTCTGCATCTTTATATTTTTGGTTAAAACTAAAAAGTCCGCATAGTAGTTATTCGGGTAACGTTCTGTGTTCATGGGGTGAGACTTTATCTACTGTCTCGGGTGTGTATAGAGGTGGATGTTTACAATTAACATCATCAGGTTTCATAATTAATCTTGGTTCTGGTATTGGTACAAGAACGTACGCGACCACCCTTGATACGAATAAGTGGCATCATATTTGTGTTCAGTTTCCTACAGAAACAACAGATATGTCACAAAACGCCCTTTATATTAACGGGTCTTCGGTATCTTTAAGTGGTACCTTAACAAACTCTTCATCGACACCAAATTGGGATAGCCAGGGTTGGCACTTCGGGTACGGCGACGCGTCTGGGACAATACCAGGACCCGCGGGTACGTTTATGGGAAACATGTTTTTTAATGAATCATGGCTATCTGGTGGTCATATTTTTGTAACTTACGCGTATAATGACGGGCCACCAACCGAGTGTTTATCCGTTGGTGGAGACGCAATTATCGAAAATAAATTAGGTATAGGGATAGTATCACCCACTTACGAATTAGATGTTGTTGGTGATATAAACTTTACGGGTGAATTAAGTGTAAATGGTAGTGTAGGTACATCTGGTCAGGTGCTCACAACAAATGGACCAGGATTTCCACCAGCTTGGACAACAGTTTCCGGTGGTACTGGAAGTAGTTATTGGACACAAACAGGTACAGACATATACTATAATAGTGGTAATGTTGGTATAAATACTAGTACACCCCAGTATAAATTGGATGTTGACGGTGATATACGCACTACATCAGAAAATGGTTTTATAGGAAATGGGCGTTATATAACTAGTATTAATATTACAAGCGAAAGAAATCAAACGATTATAAATCTTGGACAGCAGTCAAGTAATAAACAATCCGTAAACGGGGACCCGCTTTAATTTTCCTTTTTTTTAATTCGTTTATTATATTAGTTAAATGGCTACACAGGAATTAGTCACCCAACTTAATCCAGAACATTATGATAATTTAACAGATGCAAACGCTATTGGTACAACTAATTTTGGTAAATCTTCGTGTCAAAATAATACGGGTACAGTTTTTGCGGTCGGTTCAGATGATAATGTTGTAATTTATACAAGTAATTCGTACGCAACTAAATACGCAACGTCTATTTCAAATCAAGGAAACTCAAATAGTTTATTTGGATTTAAAATAGCCATGGATTCACCAGGGGATACTATTATAATTGGTGCACCGGGAGATAATAGAGTTTATGTATTTGATGCACAAAATCAGGCTAGAACGTCGTGGACTCAGCGTTCAAACGGATGGAATAGTAATAGTTATCTAGGAACTTCTGATTCTGGTACCATACATTACGGTGCAGATGTAGACGTGGCAGGTGATGATGATTCGTTATTTGTTGTTGGTAGACCTGGTGATCATAAAATCGAGTTATGGTCTTGGCCAAATGGGTCTTCGGCAACACTTTTAAAAACTATAACAAAATCATCCAACTTCGGGTTTTCGTGTAAACTTTCGGCAGATGGTCAGGTTGTTATAGCCGGTGGTCCGGGTAATTATTACCCTTCGGGTACATCCAATGCTTATGGTAATGGTATAGCACACGTATACGCAAAAGATCCTTCAAGCGCGACTACATGGACAGAAAGAACAATTCCATTCGATTATACGGATTGTCCTACCTATGTAGAATATATTGGTATGGCAACTACAACTATAAAAAGTGTTACTGATACTACCGTGTTAGATGGTGGTACTAAAACACACGTTAATCCAGCTTTTGGGTTTAGTGTAGCTATAAACAAAGACGGTACTTTTATAGCAGTTTCTGCACCTAACAGAAAGTGTTTTTTTTCAGCTGAGTGGATAAATGGTACATTATCTTATAACTGGTTAACAGGTAAACCAATTACAGGTGATATTGATGAATTTGGTAGTTTTTTATTTATGCAATACGATGGAACGCGTATAATTACAGGGAACACAAGTGTAGAGGATAAAATATATTGGGATGCTGAATATTCTGTATGGAACAGTCTGATGGGTTTTTCGAAGAGTTACTGTGTATTAGATTGGAATGGTATTTATTACACAAATTATAGCGAAGCATTCAATCTATACTCGTTCGGTAAAATACCTACATCTATATCAAAAAATGGAGAATTTGCTTTATTTTCTGCAAATTATGCCAATGGAAGTTTTATAGGTAATGAGAATAGAGTAACGGGTAGTAATAGAAACTTATATAGTGGGAATACGGTTTTTTCGTTTACAAGATTCGCACCTACAATAAAAATTTTAGGGACAGTGACGGTAGGTGGTGATTTAAAAGTACGTTTTTTGAGTGTAGGTGGTGATAAATCATATTTATCAAGTAATACCAGTGCGGGTTTCGTTCCCGGATATATAAATTTTGAGAATACTAGAGATGAACATAGTATTTTTAGGTCACAAATCATAAATACATCACAATATACTGGTGATGATAATTTATCCGAACTCTTACTGTTTAAATCTGGACACGTTCGAGGTCTCAATTCCAGAGGTCCTGATAGAATACGTCTTAAATCGCCAAGTATTATTTTAGAAGGTATGACATCTGAAAATCATCCAATACACGCTTCCCCTGATCAAGTTGGACCAGTAGCTGAATCATGGTCTAAATATCTTAAAGAATCTTCTGCGGTTTATTCTCGTTTGACTTTAACGGGTATAGGTAATGTAGGTATAGGTATACCTGAATATGCCGATCATATCATCAAGGAAAATTGGAATTTAGGGTCATCTTCTGTTTTAGGTCATCCCGATTATTATAAACGAAATGCAAATGCAAATGCACAAGCACCACCTCTCATAAACCATAGACTGGTTATAGATGGTACACAGAGTATACAAAACGGTAAACTTTACATAAACAATCCAACATCTTCAAATCTAATTACAGATGGTATGGCGGCTTGTTATAATACAATGACGAGTGCTTGTATTCAGAATACAAATAGTACAAATATACCTTACGTATTATGTCATCGTGTGAAACGTACCCCCCTTTGGAGTGATGAAGATGGGTATAACAACTATTATGACCGAATGAGATTATACAATACGGTTACATACGATGATGTAAATAAAGGGTTATATTTTGGAACAAGTACATCGTATGCACAGGGGTGGATCCACAGTACACGTGATACCATTACAGGGACTGCTACGAACCCTTTATCGGGTGTATATACAATCTCGTATTGGTTTATGCTAAAAGATTATGCACAAAGTACATTTGGGTCGAGTGGAAAATTAATATTCACTGTTTATAATGATGTATCGTTTGGATACGGTCATAAAATTACAAGTTCGGGATTCAAAATCCAATATTCTCCAGGTAGCTCAGGCTCTCTTTACACAACCGCAGAATCTGACTATACTGTAAATTATACGTTTAATCAAAATGTATGGTACCACGTATGTGTTAAAGTAGATAATACAGCTGGAAATGGCGCCAATGAAGGTACAGCAACTACACAATTATGGATAAACGGTGTATCGCAATCTTTAACCGCAAACGAGACAAATAGAGATATGCACGGGAGATTCCCATCATATTGCTGGTTTGGGGTAGTTAATCAAGCACGTAACGCTTATGGTGGATTCCAAGTACACACTTTAGGTGGTGATGGTATGTATGGTCACCTTATTGGTAATATTAAAATTTATATCGCACACGATGGCACGGATTACGAGGAAAGGGTAGCTATACCAGATTATAACACTGGTCCTGATTTTTATAACGAAGGACCACCCAATGAAGGAGTATCAATATCAGGTGGTGTGAATGTTGTTGGTAATATATACTGTACAGGTGCGTTATCAAAAGGTAGTGGTTCTTTCAGAATAGATCACCCACTTGCAAATATGAGTAATACACACAATCTTTATCACTCTTTCATAGAAGGTCCACAAGCTGATCTCATATACAGAGGTAAAGTTGATCTAGAAAACGGAAGTGCTTCTATAAACTTAGATACTGTTTCTAAAATGACAAGTGGTACATTTGAAGCACTGAATAGAAACGTTCAATGTTTTACATCAAACGAATCCGATTGGGACGCAGTGAAGGGTTCCGTATCTGGAAACATACTTACAATATCATGTCAAAACACATCTTCTACCGCAACCGTTAGTTGGTTAGTTATAGGTGAAAGAAAAGATAAACACATGTACGATACAAACTGGACTGACGATGATGGATTCGTCATTCCTGAACAACTAAAATAATTATTTTTACCATTCTGGAAAATGTCAGAATGGTAGAAAGTTTTGTTTACTTACTTTCGTGATGGGAGCGTGTCCATGATTGCTAAGGCGATAACACCCGCAATAAAGAACAAAACAACATAATTACACTCCGTATCTTCTCCTCTACCAGTAGAATTTTTAAGTTTCTCCTGGACTGGGACTGATACTTCTCGTGAAGGTCTCGGCCTTTCAATAGGATCTTCGTCTAATGGACAATAACCTATCATATACTATATTTTACAAATTAATTTCAACCGTTTTTTTCTTTCGACCACGTTTAGCTTTGGTCTGAGTAACTTTAACTTCACGCAATTCTCCGTCACCCCCTCCTTCGACATCACCTGGTGTTGGTGCCTCGGCAATATCGGAAATATCATCATCTTCGTCGTCGTCTAATACGACTGGTTCTTGAGCTGGAATACTTGTTGTGTTCATGGGTGGTGTTGGTGGCATCATGATATTACCCATGAGACTCGAAATATCAAACCCTGGTCCTTGCATTTCGTGTTTACCTGTATTTGAAGGTTCCGAACTTTGTTCTGACTTTGGAACTGTATTTTGTACAGCAGACATCATATTTTGAACCAATCCTGGATTCTGTTTAATCACGTCGTTCATGTTCGGCATGACCGATTTGAACATGCTATTTGTTAAATGGAACATCATCGCCGAGCCTCCCAGCATCATAATAAGTTTGACTTCTGGAGCGACGTGCATTTTAGTTCTATATTTCACGTATAACTCTTCAAAGACTTCATCGTAATCATCAACATTTTCCATAACGTTTTCGGACCATCCATCGAGCTGGATCTCGAATGGGTTATACTTCTTATTCATAAACTCGAGTCCTGTCGTACACGCAATAAGCATACGTCTTGCAAATTTAACCGATTTGTCTACATCTATACTATATGTAATTCGCTTTACTTCGTTTCTAAGTTCGTCTATAGGGGAATAAGCATTCAAGCGCTTGTTGACAGTAAACCCCTTTTTTTCCAAACGTCCAAGTTTGTTCACGAGATCCGCTTTCTCTTCATCAATTGTCTTAAACCCAGGTGATGGTTTCTCTTCTTCTTCTTCCATCATATATCCACCACCACCTCCGTAGTCCATCTCGGGTTCATCATCGTATTCGTGATAATCAAGTGGTTCTTCAGGTGGAGGTATAGATGGCTGTGCCTGTTTGTTAGGGTTAGCAAATGAATCAATATCTTCCTGGAAAACTTGTGGTTGTGGCGCTGTAAATTGTGTTTTCATTTGTGAAATTTGTTTTTTCACAGGCTGACGTCGAGGAACATCAATTTCAATTTCGTTCATCAGGGCCTGTTCATTATCATCAAGTTTCATCACATTCGTATTTTTACGATCAAGAATAATTTCACCGTCCATTACTATTACTCTTTATATTGAAACTATTCTAATCTCTTTAACGCACTTTATAAAAAATGTTGTTTCAATATAAATGAAACTTAACGCCACCAACAGAAACACGATCAAAGCTATCGTCATCATCATCGCAGTATTGTGTGTTCTCGCAATGTTCCGTACCAGTGGGTACCAGGGTAAAGATGTCGAAATCGAAACCATTAATACGGGTTCGCTCTTCGATATCCCATCGACTCAAGAATGTTTGGGTAATGCATACTATTCCGACAGTAAAGGTGGTGTATGTGACGGCCAAAAACTTGTTCGCGAACAAGCGGGGTACAAGATGAAGTAAAATCTCCAGTATATATAAATGGCTTTAGTGACGAGTCAATCCACTTTACCCGATTTCGAATATGAACACCATACTATAGTTGTTGATAACACAAATTTTGCAAATAGTCAAAAACCAAATTTTACCGTTTTTCTCCCAACAGTTTTGGAAAATATTGTACAAGTACAATTAATTGCTGGTAATTTTACTGGTTTGGGACTTTCACCAGAGTTAATAAATTTACATATAGATCAGTTAAACACACCGTTTTCTCAGTACGCAAAAGATACACTCTCGTCAACTAATCAAATTAAAATACAAAATCTATTTGGTAGTTTTGTAACAAATAACACTGCTAGTTATACTTTTAAAAACGAATATCCAATTATCCAACAATATTATAACCCAATTCGTAAAGTCGATAGATTATCCATACATTTTTTAACCACTACTGGTGCAGAATTGGCGATCGGTAACGCTTATCTTATATTTAAATTCGTTTGCAAAAAAAGAAATTTAGCCCATTAATTATGTCAGGGCGTCGCTAACTTGTATTTTTAACCTTTTCTTATTATAAATGTCATCTGGTATTGTTCAACTTATAGCAATTGGTGCTCAAGACGAATACATTATGGGCGAACCAGAAATATCTTTTTTTACGTCAACGTTTAAACGACATTCTAACTTTTCACAATCCGTTGAAAAACAAACTATTCAGGGAGATGTGAAAGCGAATTCTATGTCATCTATTCGTTTTGATCGAACAGGTGATATGTTAGGGTATACATACCTAACAATTGATAATAATACACAGGCACTTGATATTCAAAGGTGGGACACGCTTATAGATAAAGTTGAACTTCTCATTGGTGGTCAGGTCATAGATACACAAGATGCCATTTTCACCGAAAAAATAGCAATCGATACGTTTGCAACAAACGTTTCAAAAAGTGCAAATGGTACACACCCAGGTATAAGTGCACGTTCCTATTTCTATCCATTTAGATTCTTCTTTTGTGAGGGTGCACAGTGTGCTTTACCCATAGTCGCTTTACATTACCATAACGTCGAATTACGTATACATTGGGGACCAAATGCAGGTAACTATAATTTCGAGTGTTATTCAAACTATTATTACCTCGATAACGAAGAACGCGGTAACCTTGTTTCGCGTAACCATAATTTAATTATTACACAGGTTCAAAAAAGTATTCCTTCGAATGAACTTTCACAAGAATTGACTTTTAACCACCCAGTCAAATATCTTGCATCTTCGGATACAACGACCGAAGGGGCATTAACATCAACATCAAATAAAGTAAAAATACAAATTAATGGGTTAGATATATCCAATTATAAATGGGCAAAACCACACTTTATAGACGTTATGAACTATTACCACACAAACTTTGTTACGTCACCCGATTTTTTCTTATATTGTTTTTGCTTATCGACGAGTTCGCTCCAGCCGACAGGAACGCTCAATTTTAGTCGATTAGATTCTGCAAAGATAGTCAGTCAAACCATGATCATTAGTGATCCTATATACGCAGTCAACTACAATATACTTCGTATTGAAAATGGTATGGCTGGTCTTATCTATGCAAATTAAAATACATACTTATATTAAATGGTTAAAAATTTACCGACCATCGAGCGGTCTACCAAAATCCGGTTTGGTAAACACGCTACTGATGACCAGGCTGAAAACACGATTGTTTTAAACGCTTCTTCTACAGCTATTAATGCACCAACAAGTGACAGTATTTACATGTCACCTTTACGTGTAACAAATCCAGCATCTACAACTGTTATTGGATACAATCCAACAACCAAAGAACTTTACAATACAAATGTATTAACTTCGGCTATAGGTGGTGGTGGTGGTAATATAACTTTAGGTACAGATACGGCAGGCGATTACGTTTCCACGATTACAGGTGGTAATGGTATTACGAGTACGGGTGCCACATCAGGTGAAACTATTGCACACACATTATCTATTGATACAAAAACAAACGGTGGTTTGGTTATCGAATCAAACAAACTCGCGGTCGATCTAGGTGCTTCTTCCATTACGGGAACACTCGCAATTGGAGATGGTGGTACCGGTGCAACTACATTAACATCGGGTAAAATACCGTATATAAAAGCTGATAATACATTTGGCGATAGTAAAATATCTTATAATAACGCAACCGAAGTTACATCACTTTCTTCAAATCTAACTGTTACCGGTAATTTACTTGTTCAAGGTAGTGCTACATTTCAACATTCTGAAATACATAGTGTTTCCGATCCAATCATTGAAGTGGGTAATGCGAATGCTATTGATACAATTGATATGGGTATCATCATGACCAGACCAACCGCAAACGTTGTTGCTGGTTATAGAGGTGATGAAAGTGAATATACTATTGCATATACACTCAGTGATCCAAGTAGTACCGATATAGTACCAACAAATGCATCAACTGACGGGTACATTACCGCGAATATTTGGGGGAATGTTTTATGTGGTAATGTTACTACATCCGGTTCATTAACAAGTACTGCGGTAAATGTTGATGGTATAACTACATCGAATGTTGTATTAGCTGGTGGGTACGTTAACGAAAGTACCGCTCAATATTTTACAGTTACAGCAGTACCCGGAATTTTTATTATAGATGGTGTTAATCAGCCAGTACTAACACTCTATAGAGGTGTAACTTACAGATTTGATTATTCTGATAGTTCAAATGCGTCTCATCCACTTAGAATATCAACTACAGCCGAAGGGGAGCAATATAACCCCGGGTATTCGTCTTTCGGTACCCGTGGGAATGCCGGAGCATATATACAATTTATTGTACCAATGGAAGCTCCTGATACGATGTATTACAATTGCCAAACTCACGCAGGTATGGGTAATACTATAAATGTTATTTCCCCATCCTTAACATCATCTGTGAGTCCAGTGTCTTCAAATGTATTCATTGGAAACCATATAGGTATCGGTACCTCCTCTCCATCGTATCCATTGGATGTTACTGGTAATATGAATGTAACAGGTGGTTTACGTGCAAATGGTTCCTCGGGGACGAATGGACAAGTACTTACAAGTTCGGGTGGAGGTGTAATGTCATGGGGTTCCGTTGGAACTGCACAAGGTGGTACGGGTGTAACCACGGGTTTAGCCCAACTTGACGCGGATAACATTACATCTGGTACTTTAGCAGTTGGAAATGGTGGTACCGGTGCAACTACACTTGATAACCTTATAACTTTAGGTTCGCACACGACAGGTAATTACGTACAATCTATAACCGCTGGAAATGGTATTACAGCTGGTGCAGCTTCTATAGGTGGAACACCCACGGTGGCCATAGATGCAAAAACAGACGGGGGTTTGGTTATCGAATCAAATAAACTCGCGGTCGATCTAGGCGCTTCTTCCATTACGGGAACACTCGCAGTTGGAAATGGTGGTACCGGTGCAACTACACTTGATAACCTTATAACTTTAGGTACGCACACGACAGGTAATTACGTACAATCTATAACCGCTGGAAATGGTATTACAGCTGGTGCAGCTTCTATAGGTGGAACACCCACGGTGGCCATAGATGCAAAAACAGACGGGGGTTTGGTTATCGAATCAAATAAACTCGCGGTCGATCTAGGCGCTTCTTCCATTACGGGAACACTCGCAGTTGGAAATGGTGGTAGTCCTTGGACAACTTCGGGGACACAGGTATACTACACGGGTAATGTTGGTATAGGGTCAGAAAATCCAGGAGGTTATAAACTTTATGTTTCTGGTACAGGGAGATTTTTAGGCACAGTAACTGCATCCTCGTTTAGTGGTTCAGGGTCAGGTTTAACAGGTTTGAGTGCGTCTCAAATTTCGAGTGGAACTTTAGCAGTTGCTAGAGGTGGTAGTCCTTGGACAACGTCGGGGGCAAATATATACTATAACACGGGTAATGTGGGTATAGGAACAACGAATCCAGGTTATAAACTTGATGTTAAAGTCTCGAGTGCATCATCAGCTTCAAACCCAATCGCTAATTTTACTGCTTCTACATCGAGTACGGGGTATGATGCATATACAAAAATAGAAGGTTGGGAGACTTCTGCATTAAACTTTTATTGTCATAATTTTGGAGATGCTTTTACTATAGGTTATAAACAAGACTTTACTTACAACGGGTTCATAATAGCTCAAGGTAATACACTTACAGGTACCCCCCTGTTTTTTGTTGATTATGGGGGTAATGTTGGTATAGGAACAACAAATCCAGGTTATAAACTTGATGTTTCTGGTAGCGTTCGTGGAACTTCGTTTGCTGGTTCAGGGTCAGGTTTAACAGGTTTGAGTGCGTCTCAAATTTCGAGTGGAACTTTAGCAGTTGCTAGAGGTGGTACAAATATATCAAGTTATGGTTCAGGTGAGATTTTATACTCGAGTGGTGGTTCATTAACTAAACTGAATATAGGAAGTTCTGGTGATGTACTTACAGTTGCCGGAGGTAACCCAACGTGGGCTACAGCTTCTGGTGGTGGTTTTAGTGGTGATATTGCCGATTACATTACACATACAGGTGATGCAAATACAAAGTTTGGATTTCCTTCAAGTGATACGTTTACAATTACAACAGATAATACAGAAAGATTCAGGATCAATTCAGGTGGTGAGGTATCAATAGGCAATGATACTGATATAGGTTCGGGACATAAAATGACCGTAATTGATGGATCTACTTCAAACGATGGTAGTTATGCGGATTTAGTCATAACAAATATGAGCGAACATAATAACGCGAGACTACTTTTAGGTACACCGCATAATACAGACTCTACTTCTGCTTTTAAAGCAGCTATAATAGCCGACGGTGCTGGTAGTTATAGTCGTTGTGATTTACACTTTTGTTTGGACCAGTCGACTAATAATACGGTAAATGCAGATCTAACTGACTCTAAAATGGTAATAAAATATTCCACAGGGTATGTGGGTATAGGAACAACAAATCCAGGTTATAAACTTGATGTTTCTGGTAGCGTTCGTGGAACTTCGTTTAGTGGTTCAGGGTATAGTTTAACAGCTTTACAGGCAGGTAATATTTCGAGTGGAACTTTAGCAGTTGCTAGAGGTGGTACAGGTCAAACAAGTTACACGACAGGTGATATACTCTACTATTCTGGATCCACACTCTCCAAACTGAATATAGGATCGAATGGTGATGTACTTACAGTTTCTGGGAGTACTCCGTCGTGGGCTACAGCTTCTGGTGGTGGTTCAAGTCCTTGGACAACGTCGGGGGCAAATATATACTATAATTCAGGTAATGTTGGTATTGGAAATAATGCAATTTCAGGTTATAAACTTGATGTTACTGGTAGCGTTCGTGGAACTTCGTTTGCTGGTTCAGGGTATAGTTTAACAGCTTTACAGGCAGGTAATATTTCGAGTGGAACTTTAGCAGTTGCTAGAGGTGGTACAGGTCAAACAAGTTACACGACAGGTGATATACTCTACTATTCTGGATCCACACTCTCCAAACTGAATATAGGATCGAATGGTGATGTACTTACAGTTTCTGGGAGTACTCCGTCGTGGGCTACAGCTTCTGGTGGTGGTGGTGGTGGTGGTGCGACTGCTGGTACTGTTAGTGTAAGTAAGAATTCGAATCAGATCGATGTAACCGTTTCTGGTGGTCCATACGATTATATGTATAACCAAACATCTTATGACCTTTTTGTTACGTCATACACGTTTGATACATTAAATATTTCAACAGCAATGACCCACGGTCAGAAACTGGTTTTAAAATTGCATACATCGGCCATATCAAATGAGATGCAATTCGCGCGAGGTTCTTCTTTATCAGTCAATATAGATGGTACGAATCATACCGTTTTTTCAAATTTTCAAGATCATAATCTTCATATTCCATATGACAACAACGCAACAGCAGTTAGTTTTTTAATACTTGAAATTACAAAAGAAAATACAAATCAGGTAACTATCGAAGCAAAATTATCAGCCGCGAACTTTACAAAAACAAGGGAATTTAGTCCATCTTGGGATTTTTACGGAATAACCACATTTAATCGAGATTCTGCGATACATAACGTAGCCTACAATTCGTCTGCAGCGTTTTACGGGAGTATGTTTCAATTAAGACTTGGGTATTTAGGGGTCGGTCATTCACACGACTTTTATTTTACACAAACTGATGGATCTAGTCCCACATTTCAGGCGAGTCAGATAGAATTTTTTTATAACAATAATGGTAGTCCTTGGAGTCAAGCGTCTCAAACAAATGTATATACAAATTTTGATAAAAGTGTTGGTATGACGTTAACGTACGATAAGGAATACCGTATACACCATGAGGTTCTTCAAGCTAGTACGGATGATTATCCAAGTAAAATTTTGTTTACGGTAGAAGAATTGAATGCGGCATCCGGCGGTGGTGGCGGTGGTGGTGGAAGTTATGGTACGGGTGATTTTGACCCATATATAACAACTAAGCAAGGATGGCAAGGTCCGTGGTACTTTTACGGTATTGAAATTGGTTCGAGTTTCTCCCCTTCGAATTATAACTTTAATGGTACGACGTACAACCTAGGATCAATTAGTTCTTTTGACTCAATAAATTTAGACCACACTTTACCATCATCTTTACCTTTCGAGTATGAGTTTTATTTTTATAGCTTTAATGGAAATATAAGCTCGTCATTCAACGTACGTATCAATGGCTCGCAGAGAACGACATACAACAGCTTTCCAGGTTCGGGGTCAAGTAACATGAGTTGTCAATCCCATTACAGATACCGTGTTTTAATAAAACCACGTGATTCTTCATATAATTATTGGTCTGCCGAATGGCGTGAATATAGAAATTAAAATAATGTATTTTTAAAGTATATATACCCAATGGGAATACAGGTCACCGAAACTAAAAGTCTTAACACAGGCGCCGAATTATCCGAATTTTACGTAGGGTTACGTAAAAATCAACAGTACCATATGAATATTCAAATTTCACCAGATTCGAATACGTATACCGTATCAGCCATGTTCGATCACCATATCAGTAAAGATTCAAAAACACAAGGTAAAGTAACAATCGGTGCCGAGGTTGTTACAGTTTCTAACGTGAGTACAACATCCAATATTAATCCAATCGCGGAAATATATACCAAACTCAAAACGAATTATGAAACCTTTACGGAAAATATTTAAAAAATAAAACCTTGGTATAATATAAAATATGTCTGGAGGTATTGCTCAACTCGTTGCCGTAGGTGCCCAAGATGCGCATCTCGTCGGCCAACCTGAAGTTTCTTTTTTCAGGTCCAACTATAAACGTCACACAAATTTCGCCCAAACTGTCGAGAGACAGGTTATCCAGGGCAACCCATCCGCGGGTGGTATGTCGACCGTCAGGTTTGAAAGAAAAGGGGATATGGTCGGGTACGTGTATATCGCCCCAACTAAATTGGGTGTAGCTCACAAACTTACATCAGCCGAATGGGTCGCCGCAATTTCTAAAGTTGAACTTCTCATTGGTGGACAAGTCATTGATGAACAAACATCTACATTCTCGCAATACATGGCACCAACTGTCTTAGCACAAAACTTAACTAAATCTACTTCCGGGTTTGCCGTGGCAACTGAAAGTAAGTTTTACCCACTCAGATTTTCGTTTTGTGAAAATGCTCAAACCGCAATTCCATTGATTGCTCTTCAATATCACGATGTGGAATTGAGAATTACGTGGGGTAGCGATCTCTATGAGGCTACATATGAAGTCTACAGTCAATTCATTCACCTTGACACGGACGAGCGTACCGCTTTGTCTTCCACAGCACAAAACATGCTTATTACACAAACACAAAAAGCTATCGCATCCGCTTCCAAGACTCAAGAACTCAACTTTAACCACCCAATTAAGTGTTTGGTAGCTGCAGCTGCAGATGCGAGTACTCTCGCTATTGCGGCGGACGCGAATAAAATGAAACTCCAAATTAACGGTACGGATGTTACCGATTTCAAATACGTTGATCCAAATTACACCGCGGTCACTTCGTATTACCACACCACATCCTCTAAAGATGCTGGTGCATCCGGCGAAAACGATAAGTTCTTCTTGTACCCATTCTGTCTCGACACGTCCAAGGTTCAACCAACCGGTTCGCTCAACTTCAGTAGACTCGATTCCGCGAGACTTGTCAATGACACAGCCAACTCGAGTGATGATATCTACGCCGTCAACTACAACATCCTCCGTATTGAAAATGGTATGGGTGGTTTGATGTATTCCAATTAAGTAATTTAATTTAGCCGCTTATTATAAATGTTTTGGCAATTAATTTTTCTCATAGCATTTGTCTTTGTTATAACGTATGACCCAAAATCAGGTACTTTAGATCATTTAGTTGGTAAAAAACCAGAAAAACCTCCTCAGAATGCAGAGTGTAAAGAAGGGCATTACCAGGAAATACAATTTGGAAAAATGGGGTACCCGTGTCCAACAGAAAAAACAACGCACATGGGTGCGATTATAGGAACTTAAAAAATTAGCTCGTAATTTTATATATAAAATGTTTACATTCGATCGCGATACCGCGACTATAGTTGCCGTGCTCATGTGTATTGTTGCCACAATGTACATGTACAGAGAACTTAACAAAACGAAATCAGAAATGGATAATGTTAAAGGGTTTTACGGAAACCTCATGACACATTTATCCAGACCACCACCGAAAGTGAAATCTGTACCAGTTGTAGAAACAGAAAAAGAGGAAGTTTTAGAAACCCAAGTTGATGATGATGAAGAAGAATCTTCAGAATAATCATCTTATTCAATTATAACTTGCAAATAAGCAATGAAAAAATATAAAGCAATTGCAGTCCCCGTCACTTTTATAGGTGATAAACCACGATTTCTCACTGTCCGGGATCGAAGATTCAAAGATTGGATTTTCGTCACCGGAGGGTGTAGGCGAAGGGAAATTCCAAATCCCATTAGATGTGCTTTGAGAGAACTTGAAGAAGAAACCAGAGGAGTTATTTCTTTGAAAAAAGGTGAATATACAGAATTTAAGTTTGTAGTAACAGAAAGTCCAGGAGTGGAACTCGAATATAACGTTTACGTGTTTTTCGTAAACTATACCATACAGGAACAGGCTGAACTTATACGTAAGTTTAACGATGAAAAACAGAAAATGAATCTTCGTAAGATTCAGAAACAGCCCATCAAGAGAACACATGATGAAAATGATTTCATGAATTTTGAAACACTCTCAGAGTTCAGTACTAAAAAACAATGGGATCGTATTGTTAAGAACGTACTTAACAATCCAGAATTTTACGCGTGTGTAACTTCTCTCGATAGAAAAACCTTCTCTATTAAATAATGAAGTCTAAGAACTACATTTTATCCCAAATACGCGAGCTTCTCATTGAAAGGCATGCGTATACACCAGAAAGAGCAGAAAGGTACGTTGAATTACATAAAGAGGATAAAGTCTATGAACTCCTCGTTTTAAAGAAAAATTTATCAGAAGAAGAAAATTATCCGGAAGTCTCATATAGACGCTCTATTTGGCGTCACGAGTATGAAGATGAATAAACAGTATAAAAAGATAAATAGATTAATAGGCAAGTATGTTTAAACGTTGGTGTAAAGACCAAGGTTTTGCTAATAACTCCGATTTATCACATGTGCTCATGGACGGTGGTGTCCTCTCCGTGCCATTTGATAAATTGAATGACTTTTACGAAAAATGTGTAGAAGTATATAACTCCGGTGAAAAGATATTTGTCGTTGAACAGAAAACGGAAAATTACAATTTTTTCATGGATCTTGATTATAAAGATGATGAAGAAATGTCATTTGAACAGATTAAGAGTGTATGTAAAGTCATATGCGACAAGGTCTCAAAATTTGGTGGTAAAGACGCTTTGATATCTGTCGCTGAACCTAAACCCATAGACACACTCATAAAAACGGGTATACATATAAACTGGCCGGGTTTTGTTGTAAATAGATCATCTGCATTGGGTATTAGGGAACATGTTATAAATACGTTAAACTTAGCGTACGGATCACGTGATTGGAAAGATATTGTTGATATTTCGGTATATGGTAATAATTCACGTAATACAAAAGGAAGTGGGTTTCGTATGCCATGGTCACATAAAAAGGGAAAACACGAGGCGTGTGCCGGTCAGGGATGTGATTTATGTAATAACACAGGTAAAGAAACACAAGGTGAATATTTACCCATATTTATATACAAGCACGGTCATTCGTCTACATTACAAAAGACTGAACAAAAACCATCCGTTGACATATTACATATGGCAACGTTACGTACACAAAGCATGGAACCGGTTATAATAGAAGGAACTCATAAAGAAGCTACATTTACAACATTACAAACTAAAAATGAGTTCAAGGACCAAGAGGCTCTTTTACTCGTCGAAGCATTCGTTCGTAAAAATATAGAAGGACAAACTACTGCATCAATCACTAAAATGTTTAAATATAACAAACAGTTTCTGGTCTCGACAAATTCTAAATATTGTGAAAATAAAAGGTGTAATCACAATTCCAATCACGTATGGTTTCATATAATAGGTGATACTATAGCGCAAAAGTGTTTTTCGACTACTAATGTACTAAGACGATACGGATTTTGTAAAGATTTTTCGGGGAGACGACATCAACTCAGTAAAAAAATAACAGATATTCTTTACGAAGATGGTAAAGTTGAGACATATACACCAAAAAAGAAAGTTGATATAGAACCAGAACAGAACTTACTCGAAAAGTTTATAAAAAAGTATATCGTTAAAAAGGAAACGTTCGTCATAGAATCACTCAAACGTGAAGGTGTTAAGAAATATACTGTAACCACAAAGGAAACGTGTGACACATGTAAAGAAACGATTTCATTCAGTATACTTAAAAGTCATATACAACAGGTGTGTAAATGTAAATGTCGTGCACATAATCTTACAGATAAAATTGTTAGTACTTTATAGAATGTTAGCTGTACTATTAATTGCACTCGTTGTATATTTGGCATCATCTTTAATAAAAAAAGATACAGGTACAAAACATATAACTAAACTCATACGCGAAACTTTGCCGTACTCGGGATTAAATGAAGTTTTATACAAGGAATTTTTAGCCAATATAAACATGGCTATAGAATATAAATCGCATACGGAAGTTTCGGAAAAGTTATTAAACCGTGCACTCGAAAACTTACGAGAACTTGCATTATACACGGTTTCTACGGATACGAGTGTTATAGAAGAAATAGACACTTTAGCGAACAGTATAAACGCTGAATTTAGCCTTGTTTTAATAAATGAATCAATTAACGCTGCGTAATGTATTTAAAAGAATAAACATACTTTACTTTATAATGACGAAAACAATTGTTTCTACACGTACACGGTCAGGGAGAGTCTCAAAGGTTCCAGAACGCTTAGACCCACTCGAAGATCTCCCAGAAGATGATTTTTCTGACGATGATTATGAAACTGAATCCGAATCTGAAATAGAAAGTGATATCGATCTTCTTCAGACGGATGATGAGGATGATTTTGAAGATGATGATAGTGATATGGATGAAAATGGTAACTTAAAAGGATTTATTGTTGATGAAGAGGAAGAGGAAGAAGATGAGTAATATAGAGCTTAAAAAAATAGGTTTACATTTTATAAATGGAAGCTGAAGTTGGTACACCTATAAACTATGATCCAAATGACTTTATGAATAAAGAAGAAGATCATCAACCGGATGAACAAAAACCAGAACCGGAAAATAACGAACAATATTATTTTCCGCCACCACAACAACAGTATTACGAACCGTATCCACAACAGGCACAAAAGGAAGATATTTTTACAAATTTAGATAAAACTGCGTATATCATTATATTTGTATCATTTATTTTAGGTTTTTTTATGGGTAAGACCATGCAACCGGTCATTCTTAGACCCGGATAGGTTTACCTCTAACCCACAAATGTTCAGACGACGTTTGTTGTCCTTCAAAGTCACCGATGGGACCAATTTTGGATCCCGTAAAATATGCACGACTTACAACGAGTGGGTCTTTTAATATATCTTGTGCGACATCGGACGCACTCACATTTTCAGTACCCGATTTACTTTTTCGATCTTCGTACAATCGTAAAAATAAACCGACCATGGCTAAAACAATAATTATGGTGATTATATTTAGTATAATACTCAACATTCTTACATTTATATAACAAATTTATTTAGATTCTACTTCTTCACCTTCCTCGACTTCTCCTTCACCTTTCGTATCCTGAGCTTCCGTAGACGACTCGGACTTTTCATTATTGAACTTTTCCATTGCTTCAACTGAATTAAAACCCTTTTCTTTCGCCTCTTTTTCGAGAGCCGCCTTCGCCTCAGCTTCACGTTTTTCCTTTCTTTCCTCAATTTCCTTGGCAACAATAGTATCCGCTTCCTTAACAAGTTCCTCCATTGGTGTATCTGGTTTTTCCTTTTGGAGACGTTCGAGAACTTCAGCTGGATGACTGATTGGTGGTTCATCAGGTTTCGTATAATACTTCGAGTTTTCATCACCTGGTTTCGTAAATGTAGATGCACTTTCGACCATATCACGTTTACGTTCCGCAAACATTTGTGCCGCTTGTGCTTGATTTTCTTTGTATCCAGACATGAGTTCTTCAAGTTTTTCATTCGTATAATGAACGTCTTCGATCTTTGTCGGATCGGGTGGGATCAACAACCATTTATACATATCAACAACATAAATATCAAACGTCGCATCTTCTTTTTGAAGACGTTTAGCGTGTGATGCAGCTTCATCTCTAGAATTAAATGCACCCCGGATCTTAATTCCAAACTTATCATTCTTTTGGGGTGCTTCCGGTCCTATGACTGAAAGGCACGCGTATAATTGACCGGGAACGGTCGTGTAATCTTGTTCGAGAGTTGACATTGTTTTATATAGTAACAAAGCTTAAAAACTTTAAGTCTATTCTATGTAATATAATGCACGAATTTTGGAATAAACAACCTGTTCCCCAAGATAAAGTTATTTTTGAAAAAGATGGTGAAATTAATTCATCGAGAGAACTTAGGTATGAAAAAAACCCATTACCCGAAGGATATGAATGGAGTTCGTGTACCGTCGATGAACTCTGTGAATTTCTAAAAGAGAATTATATACAAGATGATTTTTTCGAATTCAGGTACTCTAAAGAGTTAATTGAATGGACACTATACCCACCAGGGTACCGTGATGAATGGAACCTCGCTATTCGGGAAAAAGAAAATAATACACTTATTGCTTTTATATCAGGTGTACCTTTAGATGTTCGTGTTAATAAAAAAATAATTCAAATGCTTCAAATAAATTTTTTGTGTGTTTCCAAACATCTTAGGGATACAAAATTTACACCAATGCTTATAGGTGAACTCAAAAGACGTATGAATTTACAAAATAGATGGCAAGCTGTATATACAGTCGTAAAACAATTACCTACGCCCATGGCTAAAGTCACTTATTGGCATAGACTTATAAATGTTAATAAACTTAATAAACTCAAGTTTTCTGATGCAAGAGAACAAGCACATCTCGTTTTAGGTACGTCACAATTTAGGGAAATGAATGAAAAAGATATACCTCGGGTTACAAAAATGTTACAAGCCCATTTAAAAAAGTTTAAACTTTCACTTAATATCGATGAATCTTACGTTAGACATTGGATTCTTCCACGTAAAGATACCGTGTACACGTACCTGAGCGATGAAAAGGAACAATTTACCACGTTTTATAGCCTAGATTATGTACATAAATCGAGTGGTGAAACCATAAAACAAGCGTATACATTTTATAACGTAGGGAATTGTTTAAAAGATGCTATAATAATGGCGCGTAACCGTGGGTTCGATGTATATAATTGTATTAATACAGGTGTAGACGAAGAAGAACTCCGTAACCACAAGTTCATGGAAGGTACCGGATGTAACCATTATTATCTTTGGAATTGGAAAATTAACGAAGAAATTAAACCTAAGGATATCGGGTTTGTTATGATATGACGCCCGGTACCGAGAATAAAGTCTCGGTTGTAAAAAGCCTAAGTGAATAGATTCTATTAATAAAATTAATAAAATGAAACGAAACGGTAAAGGAGGTAAAAAAACGAACCAGTGGGGGAAGGTCTTTGAACAGGAGACATCTGATTTCGAAGACGGAGAAGTTATTTCGATTTGTGGTCATGATTACGTGTATATAGACCAGAATAAATCTGTTGTCTATCTCCAACAGTATAAGGGTTTAAAGGAATATATAAAAAATTTGGAACCCGACGGAATGTTTCGTCGTTTATGTGACAATTATATTCATATCATTGAAAAAAAGCACCAGCTCGGTCCGGGTACAACTGACGAAAAGATCGGTCTAGGATCTCATAAAATTAGACAGTACTCGAAAAGGTATCCAAATGCAAATTTTAGATTTTCGTATATGTTAAATGATTGTTTCTGGAACTCCTTGAAATACGAAGATACGTATGAGATAATGAAAGAAGACGGGATCGGCTTTTTCTTTGTAAAAGGTGAAAACGCGGCTATGCGTAAAACAACACTTACAAACAATGGTAAGGAAAAGGATGTTTATTTTCCTGCTAAATACAGGGCTGATTGGAGACCTATTTTTGAACATATCCATGCACAAGCACCTCTATTGTTTTAGACGAAGGGTCTTTACTATTTATTGCGCGTCTCGCTGGGATATCGTCTATCTTATACTCTTTAAAACTACTGGTTACGAGATTGACTTTTGCATTTGACATTACAAAATCAACTTTAGAACTTTTTAATAATTTAAATAAATCTTTATGATCATCCATTATAAATCCATCTTTTGTATACCCTACAAAACTTGTAACACTTTCAGGTGCGTAAGGCGGGTCCGCGTATATAAAATCACCATCGTTTACGGTTTGTGAGAACGCGACCCTAAAATCACACCATTTGAAAACCACATTTTTTATAAGGTCTTGTATTTTTACTAACTCGTCTAATGATACCACTAATGGCGTCGTTTTATAGTGTCCATACGGTACGTTAAACCCATTAGGACCTTCTCTATACACACCCCTAAAACACGTCTTGTTTAGAAAAATTAATGTCGCGGCATGTATAGGTGTCGTAGGTATCAATTCATTATACTTTTTACGTGTCCAATAATAATAACTTTCCTTCGATGTAAGACCATCCTCTTCGGTTTCAGGTTTACGATTTACTTCCGTACCGGTTCGCGTATCGTACGTGGTAAAGAGTTCGAGTAAATGGTCGTGAACATCTTTAGGATTCTCTTGAATCTGTCTATACATGTTAATTAATTTCTGATTTTTATCGTATGCATACACTTTACCTTTTACGGTAATGTCTTGACTTTCGAGTATTCCGAAGAGAACACTTCCACCACCCACGAATAGTTCGTGGTAATTTTCTATTTCATGTGGAAAAGATTCCAAAACTTTATCGAGAATTTGTGTCTTACCACCGACCCATTTAATAATAGGTTTCATTTATATTAATTAGAATCTTCTTTTTAACCTAAGTTAACTGTTATTTTAAAAGTAAAATCAAAACAAAACCAAAAATGGTACCTGAATCTTACATTAAAAAGAACGAAGAAATAAACGCGGTTCGCGAATTAGAAGAACCTTTAAACAGGGATGTGGTCGACCACGTTCTAAAATTTGTAAACCCTTACATATCACTCAGTGATACGAGTGAAGAAGATCACGTTAATTATTGGTTTAGACTGGGTCGCGAGACTAATAATTTACGATTATGGAGCTTTGCATGTACGAAAATAATGGAAAAATCTTTTGGTACATCGCATAAAAATAATCTCGAATTAAAAAGAATGGGTTGTCAGACCTTCCACTCTTTTAAATCTTATTTGGAAGACTATATGGTAAAAAACCTAAAAAATTGGGATGAAATTGAAACGTATGAAAAAGTTGGTAAAAAGGATTACGTCGATATGTTTTATGGTGGTAACAACGATGATTTTTATGAAAATGTATCAGAATACATTACATTTAAGAGACCATATCGTAAATTTATTACCAAAAAGGAACAGGAGTATATGTTATGTTTTAACGAAAGATTAACTGAATATTTAAATTTCGTGGAAAATAACATACTTCAAAATAACGATATCTCACATATTGGTAAATATGGTAATTCGGAATTATTAAAAAGCATCAAGCGTTTACGAATAAATAACAAAAAGTTTATGGTTACGGTTCAAACTATAAATGTTGGTATTGATAAAAATGAACCTTAATGAATACAAATAAATTTATAATGTATAGTAATATGAATACAATTTATAATATACTTATCAGTGTTATATTAGTTGTAATTATTTCTATATTAATTTTTAAAATTAAAACATCAGTAGAAAACCCAGAACCGGAACCGGAACCGGAACCGGAACCGGAACCGGAACCGGAACCGGAACCGGAACCGGAAATAGAAGATTCAGATTCGGATTCAGATTCAGATTCAGATATTATAAAGCCAATTTCTCAAACTGATATATCGAAGATACCTCCGTCACCATCACCATCACCATCACCATCACCATCACCATCACCATCACCATCACCATCACCATCACCATCGTATGTCTTTGGTGGATATGATGCCGCTGACTTTATTTGCCCCGGTGGTAAATTTTGTCCACCCCCGCCTCCGCCTTCAACACCGCCTTCAACACCGCCTTCAACACCGCCTTCAACACAACCTTCAACACCGACTATCGTTGTCGACTCTATATCTGTAAATTCGAAACCGGAACTTTGGTTTACCAACATTTAACATTATTTAAAAAGGAAACGCTAATATAAATAAAATGGAGGAGATACGTAAGTACCATAACGAGTCTAAGCGTCTCCTCATCCAATCGGCTACCCGCGAAGGCGACAGTATTTTGGATGTAGGATGTGGATTCGGTGGTGATCTCCAAAAGTGGCGACACGCCGGTGCAAATATAAGCATGTGTGAACCAAACCCAGAATCACTTAAGGAGGCTAAGTCTCGTGCTAAAAACATGAAAATACGCGTCAATTTTTACGAAGGTGATATATTCGCGTGTCCACAAAGAAAATATGATGTCGTGTGTTATAACTTTGCGTTACACTATATATTCGAATCACCCAAGTTATTCGAGACGTCTTTATTAGCAATTAAAAATAGAATAAAACCTGGTGGTCAATTCATAGGAATTATACCGAATTCAGATAAGATTATCATGAATACACCCGTAAAAGACGATTTAGGAAACTATTTTCTAATGAAACATACGAGTTCGGGAAACTTTGGGGAAAAGTTATACGTCCATTTAGCCGATACACCGTATTATGCCGACGGTCCAAAAGTCGAACCCATCGCACACAAAGACCTGTTTTTTACGCGCATGGAAGATTTGGGGTTTACTTTAACACTATGGGAAGATCTTAAAGGGAACCCGGTTTCGGATTTGTATAGTAAATTTAGGTTTGTGTATAAGAGGTGAACCGTCGATTTTTATATATGTTTATGATAAGATGATATTAGCTTTACTCCTCATTATCATAAACGTGATTATACTCATGAATATACAGGAACCCGAGAGATTATCTGAAGTTCGTGAAAAATACAGGACACTCAGGGAACACCTTAAGGAGACTAATAATCAGGAATTCAAAATGTTATGTAAAGAAATTCCAATTACCGCACACAGGCGTATGAACGGGTCTATCGGATACAATGTCAATAAAGGTAATGATATAGGTTTGTGTATCGATGGTGAACCTAATGAAATATTCCATGTTTTGTTACACGAACTCGCACACTGTACCGTTGACGAATATTCACATAGTACAGAGTTCTGGAAAAATTTTGATAAACTTAGAACAATGTGCGTTTCTTTAGGGATATACCAGGAAATACCACAGAGAACTAAATTTTGTGGTAAACACATCCAGGATAAATAATGTTTGGTATTAATAAAATGCAATCGTTCAGTGATTTAATGAAAGCGTATTTGTTACTGAATACTTTACTCGCATCTTCGAGTGCACCCCTACTTTTAAACGATAAATGGTTGAATATGTTTATAATCATGGTCGTCACACCGTTAGTCATCACTATATTACCACGTGGTGGAAATATAATGGGTCGTTTGGCTATAGATGCACCATTTTTAATATTATCAACCTTATTAGGTATGGGTATGGTTGCGGGTGTTTCTCAAATAAACAAAAGGTTCGAAAAAGATTTCAGAGATTATGGTAAAACTACGAAGAGTACTGGTACTGTTCTAGGACTTCGCGCAGTTGGTTTACTGTTCGGATTTCTCATTTCCTATTTTGTTTTAGGAAAGAAAATGTATAAACATTATAATGCTATTTAAGCGTATTTTCTCATAATGTAAAAGGCTACTGCTGCAACCATACCGGTCGACACTAAGCCGATTGCACTTCGATGTCCTTGGTCGTTCAAAAACGATGGGACAAAGTTCGCAAGTTTTTCTTGAACTGGCTTACTAATTGCCGCCGCAGCACACACAGCTACAATGAGTGCTTGAAACTGGTCATCAGTAAGGTTGAATGGATTTTTAGATTCAGATTTTTTTTCAGTCGCTTGTTGTCCTACTGGTTGTTGTTGTTGCGCCATCATCATTGGAGCTTGCATATGCATTTGTGTCATTCTTGGATCGGCACTCATCATTGGTGGTTCGAGTGGTTCCTCGGCTTGACCCATAATATCGGAAATCGAAGTAGAGTCCATTGTCTGTTTATTTTCACTCACATTTTTTTCGGGGGGGATATTCGGCACGAACGATGTCCCTTGATTGTTATTTAGAGATACCATACCGTCGCCATTATCTGAAAGATTCATCGTTCTAACGTCTGTCGCCATTTATATGTACATAGTTTTTTGGTTTTAAATGATTACGCATCATTGTCCTGAAGAGTGTAATTTGGGTATAAACACCCAAATGTTTTTATGATCCTGGGTAAATCATTTAATTTATCGTAATCACACATATCATTATCTATATAAACAGTTTTTGTAGTATGACATATATCAATTATAACACGGTACCCATCATCACTACCATCTGGTTTAAATTCATTATAAGCTGGATACACTACAGTGTTGGTATTTTTTATAGGTGTATACAGTCGTTTAGCAATTGATCTTATCATTTCCTTTTCGTAACTTTAAATGGTGTATTCTTTTTAACTGAATTTGGGTCTCCCACTTTCACGTTTCCATGTTTCGGATTAAACATCTTTTTATGTGTTTGCCAGTACTCTGGTGCACCTACCCTGAAATTTTTACGAAGTGATGCTTTATACCAAAAGACACAATCTTCTATTTTATTACTTTTAGAAGTATTATCCAATACCAAACATTCGTAATTTTCCGTACACGAATCCATAACCTTATTAAACATCTCAAAGGATGGAAAAATACCAAAAAAGTTTTTAAACAATTTTTCCCTATTTTGAATAATATTTTCACGTAAAATGAAAATATAATCTATATTTGCCCTGAGTGCGGGTGGTAAATCCATACAGTACTGCATGGTTAACATGAAAAATATCTTCCAATGACGACCATTCATAAAACATTGACGAATACATGTATCTTTCATAAACTTAGAATCATACATACAGTCATCTAAAAGAAGAAAGGCTCCACAATTTTTTTTACCCGCACCAACTAATCTCTTTTGTCTATCCATTACACGTTCAATAGCTTCTCTGTCGTAATCACCGTATATGAATAAATCTGGTATATACTGTTGATAATAATGATTACCTTCTTCTGTTGCTGATAAAACTATACCCGCTGGTAAATGTTTTTTATGGTACAGAATATCAGTAACAAGGGTTGATTTACCCGTATTACGTTTACCTATAAAAACACATACTTTATCATCCGCCATGTTTTCAGGTTTAAATTTTCTCAACTGAAGATTCATCTATAATATCGTGTCGTTTTATTTCATAAAATTTTACTCACGTAAAGTAAGAATGGCTGGTCGATTAAACCTTGCTATCACGGGTATCCAGGACCAATGGCTTACTGGGGAACCCGAGTTTTCGTATTTCCTGATGAATTTTAAACGTCATACTAAGTTTTCAATTGAATCTATCGAAACACCTTTTGATGGTGATGTTGATTACGATGCAACTGTAGAGTGTCGTATACCCAAAAACAAAGGGGATCTTATTCGAAGTACAATGCTTAAATTCACTTTACCACAACCGACTGGTACAGCCGATTCGGGTTATGATATAAGATACCGTGAATCTATAGGTGCACAAATAATAGAATATGCAGATTTACTTATAGGTGGTCAAACCATAGAGAGAATAACGGGTGATTATATTTACATGTATGACCAAATACATAGTAATAAAGATGATATTGATCAAACACTCTATTTCTTAACGGGACACAATAATTATATACCCGTTTCGTATGATTGGGATTATAATGTATTTTTACCCTTTTATTTCTTTAGAAACCCAAGTTTAGCTATACCTGTATGTGCATTAACAAAACAACTTGTCGAAGTACGTATAAAATTTAAAAAACTTGAAGACGTCACTATCCAGTATAAAACCAGTACTGATATTATCGATCCACCTTCAGACGTTTCTTCATCAATTAAAAAAGTATCACTCGTCACCGATTTCTTTTTCGTCACGGAAGATGAAAGGAATTTCTTACTTACACGCCCCATAGAATACGTTATAACCCAACTCCAAATGTCTCAATTTAAATTTAAACCGGGTGAATCTAAAAAATCTGGTATGCTTAATTTTAAAAACCCGGTCAAGGAAATGTTTTTTATGGCTGTTAGTGATGACGTATACAAATATGAACCAATAAAACAAGTTACCATGAAATTTAACAATAACATAATCATAGACGCTGATAATTTAATGCTCAGTTACGAACAACCATTAAAGTACTATACGGGGGTAACAGGTAATAAATTTGGTGTATATAGTTTCTCATTGAAACCAGAAACATATTACCCGACCGGTCAAGTTAACATGAGTAGAATAGCACACAATTTGATAGATATAGAACTCGATACACCAGACGCTAGTTTCGGACACAAAGTTTACGTATACGCTGTAAACTATAACGTTTTACGTATAAGCAGCGGACTTGGGGGTTTAAAATTTTAGTCAGTTATACTAGTAATGGCTGGTCGTGTTCAATTAGAAACATCTGGTCCACAGGACGCCTTTTTTACAGACGACCCCGAATATACATATTTCATAAAGAATTTTCAAAAACATACGAACTTTGCACCATTCTTTGTTGATTTAGACGTTGAAGGTGAAGTAGAATTTGGGAACACTATTCGATGTACAATCCCACAAAACCAAGGTGATCTTCTTAAGACAGTGAGTATGAAAGTTGAATTATCTAGTATACAACAGAATTTAGTAGGTGGTATCGAAGGTATAGGATACGTTGAGTCTATAGGTCATGCCATGATTGAGTATGTTGAAATTCTGATAGGTGGTCAGGTTATTCAGCGTATACCAAGTGATTTCTTAGCTATATATTCAGATAATTACGTTACACAAACAAAACAACATAACCTGGCGAAACTTATTGGTAAACCACCTTTAGAACTTTCAGGTACTCAGGTGTCTTCAGTTCAAATTGCAGGGTATCTAGGTCTAGCAACTTCTGATACTAAATATTTTGTTGATATACCATTTTATTTTTATAATAATCCCGAACTCGCTGTACCACTTTGTGCCATAACAGGTCAGGAAATAGAAATTGTTATAAAACTTAGAGATCTAAAAGATTGTGTTTGGGGGTATGACACAACCGACCCTGCAAATAGTAATTCAATTTTTTATTTAGGTGATTCTATTCAAACAAAAGGACTTATCAAAAGTTTAAAATTAACAACTGAAATGGTTTCTCTAGATGAAGAAGAAAAACAGATGTTATTAAGTAAAAAAATAGATTATATAATCACTCAGATACAAGAGAGTAAAACTGAAATACCACTGGATTTAAATATAGATTCTGTGGTTGATATTAAACATAAACTTGAATTTAAAAATCCCATAAAGGAACTTTTTTTTATAATTCAAAGACTTAGAAAGGTTGTAGGTGGTCATTTTGTTACCAATTTTGATTATGATTCAAATTACCAATTGTATAAAAGTGAATACGTAAATTATGAACATTTACAAAACCTTGAAATACAATTAGACGATTCCGTTATTTTAGACAGAGTTACAGGTAATGTCATAAACTTACGCGCAGTACAAAGTGGTATACATCATTCAAGAACACAATTATTTAGAAGATATTATTCATATAGTTTCGCACTTGAACCAGAACGGTGGTATCCAACAGGTCAAATAAATTTTAGTTTAATTAAAGAACAGCATTTAAAACTCAAAATATTACCAGATGACTTAGCTAAAAGGGAACTTAGAGTTTTAGGCCTAAGTTATAACATACTCCGTGTAGAAAACGGAATTGCTAAAACACTGTTTAATTTATAATGAATCAACAAGAAAAAGACGCAACCGAAAACTTAATTGAGCAGGTCCAGGACTCTGCTATTAACATTATCCAACCCGTACTCGAAAGAACTATGGTTCTCGCAGCCGAATACGCTACGGCGTGTGGTCGAGATATGGTACTTGGTGAAGATATGGAATATGCCATGAAATATTGTGCCATGAACGAAGTTGGTAAGAAAATGGGAACACATTTCCCGGAAATATATGAAGAATCTTCCGATGAAGAAGACCAGGAAGAAGACATTGAATTTGAAGACGAAGAAATTCCTTTTACACGATACAAGGGACGTGAATATAAGTTTGTCAAAATGAATATGGCGTACGATACTTGGGATGCATGGGAACCAAAAAATCCGTCAGAATTAATGTTAAAAAATGCTATAGATAGTAATGAACACATCGGAACCTGAAGGGTACGAAGGAACGTCTAAACATTTTAAGATATATGATGACGATGATAGTTCTGATACTGAAAGTGATTCCGATACAGAAACAGAATCGGGTTCTGATTCAGGAATAGAACTCATAAATGTTGGTATGTTAAAAGGATATATGAAACCAAAACATTATAAAAAAATTTTAATAGAAGAAGATTTACTCCCCGATTAAAATCTCAGGATACTATATATAAAAATGTCTACTGCTGCTGAAACTGTTACGCTCGTCGCTCGTGAACTCGAGTCCCAATCCCTCAACGCCGTTGTCGCCGGCTTCTCCTTCGCCGCCGCCCTCTCGTGGATGGACTTGGTCAGGTGGACTGTTAACCAAGTTGTTAAGGTTAACAAGAATGGTGGTATGAACTACACGCTCACGGCCTTGTTTACGACGCTCTTGTCCATCTTGGTCTACGTTGGTATCTCTCGTGTGTCTACACGTGTGCAAAAGCCAACCCAACCAATCTTCGCGGTTACTCGATAAGTTTAGGCTTACGCATAACCAATAATAAAAATAAACCGGTTGCAACTACCATAAATATAGATATAAACGCATCCCATCTACGCGGATCCTCCATTTCGGGGATACTCATAGGTGGTGGAAGAGAAAAGTCTCGTTCCACCTTAGCAATATTCTCAAGTTTATCAGTAGAACACGTCACTGCGAGTTTAAGTATATGATTCGCATTTCTAAAATCATATGGTATTAATCGATTATTACTACTGTAATAAAACTGAACACGTAAACTTGATATCGTTTTTTGTGATCCGGAATCAAAATTGTGTTCAACTGTATCGTCAACACCCGAAAAGTTAATTACATCCCCACATAGAAGTATACGCCCTGTATAAAAGGGGGTTTCGGAAAACACGGTTTTGTTAAATTCGTCAGAACCACTACTCAATTTAACTATAATTGCATCGGCACCCTGTAAATTAATACTCCCAGTTTCTAATGAACTCGAAGTTGATGACACATTTGAAGCTGGTAAACCTAAAACATCATGTGGCGTTGTGTAACCATTTGTACCAGATGTATAACCATTTGTACCAGTATAAAACAAAAATGTAAAATCACTCGACCCTGTAAACGTTATAGCATTTGTATCTTTATCAAAAGTTGCACCTGTAATTATGGTACAGTTGGTATTAATCGCCGCGGCTAATTCTTCTCCACTATAGTTTCCAATTGGTATAGTTACCGTTTGAGTACTACCACCGTTTGTCAAAACATCAAATTGATTGTTCCTGGAGTGTATGAGGTATTGACTATTATGAATACGTGCTGATATAAGTGAAATTTTAGTCACATCATAAATAGGGTTTTTTAAGTGGACAACATAATCACTTGGATTTGAATATAAAACTGGGTCTCGTTCACCACTGTCTATATCTAAGGTGTGTACCTTCATTAAAATATAGGAGCATTATTTTAATGAGTGTATGTCTCAAATTTTTAGTTATTTAAGAAAGACTATGAACTAATGGGTTACTTGAAAGTTGTCTTCTAGCTGTATCCAAACTCATATTTGTAGCATTTGGATTTTCGTGTCCCTTATAAGCATTGAATTTATGATAATCGTTATTTCTATAATGTTGTGTCCAAGAACCATTCGCGGCATTTACTCGACCATCAATTCTCGATGTATCGGAACGAACACTTGTAACCATACCACCCTGGTTAAGTGCGTCGGCGCGAACGTTCATTCGCCCTGGACCCGCAGCTCTATTTGGTTTACCTCGACGATCGTCTGGTCTGAAACCATATTTCGTAAGTTCTTCGGCTGTGTATGCAGAACCGTATGTTCTCTTTTCACCTATCTTAGTCGCCGGGGTATTCAAGTATCCACCTACAAAACTTGATATACCTGGGGCTGGTTGATTGTTATATTGATACTGTTCTATAGAACCATCGGCTTTATTTCGTGTTGGTTCTTGAGCACGTGTAAGTGCGGAAACGGTTCTCTTTGCAGATGCAAAGTTTAATGTATCAGTTCTCGAACCCGTTTCGGATCTATTTGTTGTTTTCTTTGTACGTTCGTGTTCCGCTCTTGGCGTTCTACCAGTCATGCCCTGTGCTCTGCCTGCAACTGGAGGAAGACGACCATGTAAAAAGGCTGTCTTTTCTGGTCTATTGTGTGCAACTTCACCGACAATACCACGTCTACCACCCTTCGCATCAAAGGCTGGACCCGACCTACCAGGTAAAGTCGTTAAGCGATACGCACCAACATTATCTGGGTTAACACGGAACAACTGTTGATGACCTCCAAATGCAGGAACTTCTGGTCCAACACCCAAACCTGGTCCGACAAGTTGTTTTTCAATTGGTGAAAGATTATTCATTCGCCCCGCGTCATACATTCGATTTCTCATAGACAAAATTTCAACCCCTGATGATCGTTGTTGTGGGGCAATTTCAGCGAACGAACCCATTTCTTGTTTTGAATTATATATTGGTTCTACTAGTGGTGATAAAGGTCCTAGGTACTCGGATTGTATAGAGACATCTCTATCCGAAAAATCCGAAACGATTTCGGGTTCTTCTATTTCATTACCTTCTACTGTATATTTTTCGTCTGGTTGACTTAATTTTCTACCGGCATAAACTAAGCCGGCTATAGCCATTATAGATATAGGATCAGCCATTCTTATTTCTTAGCGAGATTTTTATTGAGGTATCTTTGCTGAAACAAACCATTTTGCATTTCGGCTCTGGTACTCGATGGTTCATATGATTGTGTTCTAAGTGGTAATTTACACTCGACATTTTGAAGTGGGTGAAAATTTCTTTCGTAAGTCTTCGCTAAAACTTTATTGAAACGAGATGTACTTTGTGGTCTGAGTTGATCAGACGTGTCAATGTACTGTGCTGGTGAACCTTTACCCGCCATATATGGAGCGGTACCATATAACATGGTGTTTGGTCTACTTGACCCATAGTTAAGGGTACTGGGCTGAGGATATGTAAAAACTTCTTCGGTCGCACAAACGGCTGGAACCGCGTGATCTTGAACCACTTTCATTCCTGGTTGGAGTTGATACGCCATTTATTATTACAAAAGATTTTGTTTATGGAAATCGAGTATCTACTACTTTATTATTTAAATTGTTTAAAATTAAGGGGCTAATCCCGAACCTCTATGCATACCACTTCTTTTATCACCGTTTGGATCGAGTCCAGAAAACGCCTCGAGTTGAACCCCTCTCGCGTCTGGGTTACACAATCGTGGGTCTTGGCGACACGTATTACCTCTTTTACCATGGATAAATTCGTAATATGGTGTACCGCCGATGGACGTATCTGGCATACTTACAAACTGTCTCGATAATGCATTTCTTTGGTGTTCAGGCATAGATGAACGCGAACGGGCTGGTCCATATTTGATGTCACCTGTAAGTAAATTATTTACTGGGGTTTTTACGGTTGGATAATGACACGATTGGGGTCTGTCTGGTCTATCTACATAATCCGAAATGAGAACATTTGCCATGGGATTATCTTTTGTTGGCATGGAACACGATTTACCTTCATTATTGTATACGTTTGTTGGTCTTATAACACCCTCCTTTACCATATTAGATTTTTCCATTATATAAAGAACTCCGAGTGCGGTTGCACCCAAAACAAAAATACGTGCATCACGTCGTATGAGGTATATTATACATGTCGCATAAATGATAAAACGAGCAGTCGCGTTAACACGGTCTGCTGAAGATTGTGTCTTTGACGGCCAAAATTCGTGAACTTTGTCTACTCGAACCAATTGTTTTGGATCTTCAAACCAAGATGTCATTTATATATAGTGAGTTTATTTTTTCATCATACCACCCAACATACCCTGCATAGTTTTCATCAATGCAGCTTCGTCGAGTTCACTTCCATCTTCACCCATTTTATCTGCACACTGTTTTGCAACTGTCTCAATCATAGAAAGTGTGTCTTCTGGGATAGAACTAATGGTTGTACCGAGCATGTATAGTGTCTGAACATATTGCCAAATTGCACTTTTTGTATTCTCGGACGCAGTTCCCCAGTGTTTTTCGAGATTTACACCTTTCATGAAATCCAAATTCTTAGATTCTTTGATAAAAAATGACTCGTCTTTAGACGAAATCTTATCGGCGTATGGTGTAACACCATTCATGAACCCATCTACAACTAAACGTGGGTTTGAAGCTTTCATTAAATCGAAAGCCGATAAACACTTTTTCAAGCCTTTTTCTTCTGGAAATGTCTTGTGTAATTCCACAAGAAATTGACCCATCATATCATTAAATGCGGTCACGGAAGTCATATTATAATGTAAATACGTATATTATCTTTAAGTCAGAAAATTAAAATGGTTCCGTTGATATGGTCTCTTTCTTACCTAATCCGTTAGTAACAATAAAAAATACTAAAATTGCTGTGAGTGCAGCTGGTTTTGTGTATGCACTGACTGGAAGCTTACCTTCGTTGTTTATCTTTGCTTTAAAGTGTATATATCCTGCGGTTATAAAACCGGCGATTATTCCTGCCCATGCGGGGTCTCGTAAATAGTCTTCGAACTCCATTTAATAGTAGCCAACTTTTTTTGCACGGGTTTCAGATGCGTCTGGAAATAAAACCCCTTCTTCTTCCTGTTGTGGTTGTGGTTTTGTTGTAATAGTTCTAAATTCGTTATCGAATGGGGACCCCTGTTCTGGTTCCATCGATTGTTCCATTGGAGGTTCCATTGGAGGTTCCATTGGAGGTTCCATCGATTGTTCCATTGGAGGTTCCATTGGAGGTTCCATCGATTGTTCCATTGGAGGTTCGGCATCAAATGGCTCTTCTGACGTTTCCTCTTCGTATCCATCAATAAGGTCAGGATCTTCAGAGTCACCAACTTCAGCTTCTTCGAGGTCTAAATCCTGACCCTCTTGTGTTTGAGACATATACGTTTGTAAAATCTGCTGTACCGGTATGAGTTCTTTTACGGTTGTTTCGATACACACACAAAAACGTTCATATAATTTATCGTTTCTAGCATGTTCGTTTTGCGTTTCGTGATAAATGTATGGGTCTCTGTATAAATCTTTAGCTGCGTTATTATAACACGTTTGGATGAAAACCTCGTTTGTTGGAAGTTTCAACGAAATTTTTTTATTACCTTTATTTAATCGAACCGCGGATAAAATTTTAACACAACTTACAAAAACTGCAGCTAATAAGTCGTTAAACCATGCACATCTATTTGTTATATTGTCAGTGTGTTGTTTGGACATGGCATCACTCCAATTTGGAACTTCTTTTAAAAGTTTTTGATACATTACAAGAACCTTTCGACCCTTTGTGAGTTTGTATGCTTCTTCATACATGGTTTCATACGTTTCAATCATAACTGGACACATAAGTAAACATAATTGACCTATGTATTCACGTTTTGCTTCAACGAGTATATTTAAAGGGTCGCTCATATTTGTAGTATATTTACATATTTAAACTTTAAGTCTCTCACGCATCACTTATTTTCCCCTGTATTTATTTGCCGCTTTTTTTAGGTTTACGAGTGTTGGAAATTCCTCTGTATCCTCTGGGTCTTCGTGTTTTTCAGTTTTTCTTGATTTTTTATCCGGTTTCCATGAAATACATAATTCGTGTTCTCCTATAATCTGAACTGTAAATCCACCTATTTCAAATTGTCGTTTTATATACTGTAGTGCTTTTACTCTATTGAAATGGGGGTACCCCATAACAAAAGAAGGTATTTGACAAAACAGATATTTATGTCCCAAATCTACTGACTGACGTATCTTCTTTGAAATCTGTTCATAAATTTTGGTATATGTTTCCTTTTTCAGGTGGTTTCTTTTTTCAGCTATACGTGTTATTTCATGAATACTGATCATTATAATTATTTAAGAGTTTTAAATGTTAATTTTACCGTACATGGATTGTGGATCGGATATAACCTTATCTATTATTTTTGTATTTTTAACTATATCAATTTCACTCTGTCTAACTTCTGTATAATCTTCAAATTCTTTACCCTTAATTGATTTTTGGTAAATACTTGGGTCTGATGGTGGTTTAATATCTATAGGCTGTGTTCTCACACTTAATACAGTTGCTCGATTATCAATAATTCTTAAATCTGATGTAACTGCAAATCCTACGGCAAATCCCTTGTGTTTCACACACATAAACATACATCTGTATATTTCTTGATTTGACACTTTGTGTTTATATTTCTTAATTGAAGTTGTTTCAATAATGTACGTACAGAGACCAGTTTTTCTAGAAACTTCTTTATTTGTTGCAAGTACCATTTCCTGCATAAGATTATTAGATACTTCGACATCTTCCCCCGATTCCTCGTATTCTGATAAATCGAACTCATTATCGTTCAATAATACAGGTTCTATTGGTTTAGTATATCCGGATAATCCGAATTGCTCTGTAAACATTTCCGTCCTGGACATGGTCACGAGTACAGTAAGTATTAATAATATTAATAGTATAGTATTCATTATTTAATATTAATGATTATTTTATTTTATTTTATTTTATTTAAAATCTTTACTCGTTTTTGTGATTAGTAAAAAGAAAATTTATTTTTGAATTTCAACATCATTCTCAAGAAGATACTTTGTATAAAATAAAAAAAACTTTTTTTTGGTAATCACCAAAACGGGTAAAGATTTTATTTTTTCCCTCTATCATATGTATATAAAAAAATATGTATAAAAATGTGTTTTTTACAGTAAAAAAAAGTGATATCTAATTTAAGATATGTCCCTTCTAATTTTTAGTCCACAATGTAACCATAGTTTGGATGTAATTGAATATATTAATCAGCATTCACAGTTAAAAGAAATTGTTAGATATCATAACATTAATAAATTGGGTATACCACCCCAATACAAAAATAAAATTACACGTGTTCCAACCATGCTTACCAAAAACGGTAAACTTTTAGTAGGTAATGAAATACGAAACTGGTTGGAATCACTTTTACCCGTAAAGGAATTAGAGACGTGTAATTTTGGTGGTTGTTCGACGACAACTTTAGATGGCGAAGGTTCAGGAGACTTATTTGGTTTAGATGATTATGGTAAAACTTTACAACCCGCTATGACTCCAGAACTCGAAGATAAGATTAGTCGGAGTGTATCAGATGCATATAATAAGAATATAAAGAATTAAAACTTGTATATTTTAGATATGAAATTGGCAACAATTCAGGCGAGTGCCATAAAATCAACATTTGAAGTACTCAAGGATATACTAAACGATGTAAATATATACTTTAAACCTGATGGTATATACATCGTAACTCTCGATACAGCACGTACATCATTAGTAGATATGTACCTCTCATCCGATAATTTCGAAGAATATACATGTGAAACTGATATAATTGCAGGTATAAATGTCGCGAATACATTTAAACTTCTTAAATCGATAACAAATAACGATGTTCTCGTAATGTCTATAAACTGTAAAGAGTTTATGAATATAGAAATTCACAATGAATCGAAGAAAACATGTACTAAATTTGCCCTAAAATTACTCGATATAAATGAAAATCAGATCGAGGTACCAGATATGACCATGACTACTATCACACCAATGGCATCTATGGATTTTCAAAGAATATGTAGAGATATGCACAATATCGGTAATATCATAGAAATAACAAGGGAAGGTACACACCTCAAACTACAATGTATGGGTGATTTTGCAAATCAGGAAACGAATATTGAATGTACGGAAGAAAGTCCCAAAATTTCGGGTGAATATTCCCTTCGATACATGAATATATTTACAAAAGCGACGAGTATGTGTTCTACAGTACAAATTATGCAGGAAGAACAAAATAGGTTTTTGATATTAAAATATAACGTTGCTAATTTGGGTGAGTTGAAATTTTATTTAGCAACTAAGGTACCCGAAGATCAGTAATACACCCGTCTACAGTACTCACAATTTTAGTTGTACCAATTGCACTTTTTAATTTTATCTTTGGAAAATCATTTTCAAGTGTATCCATGTCATAAAATAACATATCCCTTATTTTAACTTTTTCGTTATGAAAATCTTTACGTGGACCCGCGTATCGAATAATTTTGTTTAAAATGTCCTTAACCGGTTTATCATCCGAATCGAGCAAAACAGCTGAAACGATTGGTATGTTAAATACAACCCCACTTTTACGTGGTGGTGGCCATTGATGATCCATATCATACGTCAAATATTTGTACATCGTGTTATTGTACCAATATTTAACACGAACGACAGTTTTCGTAACATTTTCCGGAATTGTTGTATCTTTATAATTTGAAAAGTTTAATGTTTTGAAAACACTTTCAGTCTCATCATCCCATTCGTTACGCTCTTCGTACCAGAATTCATCGAGTTCTTCTGGTAAAGGTGTTTTTGTGTAATCTAAAAAATATTCCATAGACGAATCCGCAATTCTATAGTCTGGGGTGGAAAATACTGATTGTAGTGTTGAGTAAGCCCAAATAATAACGTTAGTTAAAAGATTGCCGAGCATTCTATTTAATTAATATGGAAGGTAATTTTTTAAGTAGGTACAACAATAAAATTGAAACATGGGATAAGTCTATTCGAGAAGACCCTATCAATAAATCAAAGTATGAATCTGAAATGTCTGAATATATAATTCAGTGTATGCCATATTTAGAAATGTATACTGATGACCTTAAAAAAGAAGTAAATACCGATAACGTTTTCAATTGTAAAGAAACAGTTGGGTTACAGAGAAAAGACATATTTAATGATTATTTAATAGATGTAGAAAAGTTAAATATAGATAGACCCATAGAAAAGAAGCGTGAAGTGTGTCCCACGTGCCCAGAAAGTAACGTGTTTCATTTTGCAGATACAAGTGACCTCGTGTGTGATAATTGTGGTGCAATTTTAGCAACACTTATAAGTGAAGAGTTAACCTATAGAGAAGAACAGGAAACGTCGGAAAAGATAGTCAATTATTCGTATAAACGTGAAAATCATTTTAATGAATGGTTATCACAGTTTCAGGCACAAGAAACGACAACTATACCACCTGAGGTAATAGAACAACTACGTAACGAACTCAAAAAAATAAAAGTAAAAGCTTTAGATGAAATAACACACGCCCGTGTTCGTACACTTCTTAAAAAATTGAAACTCAATAAATATTACGAACACGTTCCATATATAACCAATATCATAAGCGGTGTAAAACCACCGTCTATGCCCCAAGAACTTGAAGAGAGACTGCGTATAATGTTCAAGGATATACAAAAACCGTTCGATGATAATTGTCCGAGTGAACGTAAAAACTTTTTGAGTTATTCATACGTACTTTATAAGTTTTGTGAACTTTTGAGTGAAGATAAATATCTTAAATATTTTCCACTTTTAAAATCCAAAGAAAAGTTATACCAACAGGACGTCATATGGAAAAAGATTTGTGGGGTTCTACAATGGGAATATATACCAACCATTTAAAATCTAAATATATACTAAATGAACTTCCCAGTGCGCTCTTGTAATTCTAAAAAATTACAAAAAGAAACCAATAATAAGTATCCAAATTCCCCAAAACCAAAATCTAAATCTAAATCGAAGGCAAAAAAGAACCCTTTGAGAAAGGGTGTTGTATACAATAGTTTAAGTAACATGCTCAAAAACTTCGCGAACAAAAAGAGAAACACACCCGAATTATTCTTAAACATAAACGATAAGCTTAAAAGATAAGTCTTTAATATAGATAATGAACAACGATCCATATTACAATTTCTGTTTAGAAGAAATCAGGTTCTACACAGAAAAGATAAATGAAATTATAAAAGAGGGGCTTAAAGACCCTAAAAAGTATTACGAAGAATCCAAAAGTGAATGGAAAAAGATTTACCAAATGATTCCAGTTATGTACATGATGAATCAGATCGAAGATGAAAAAAAATAGTTGGTTACTATAAATGTCAGCTCTATTAATTGGTGCAGCTCTATGTTGTTGTTCAAGTTCAGCGGCAGGAGCCGGTGCATTCCTTGGCGGTTTTATACCGAATACACCTCAATTTATAGCTAAAAAAATGAAAAAAATGGTAGAAACCATTATAACTGGTGATGCTAAACCAGTAGATTGTGAGAATTTGTTTAAATATATGAAAGAAGTTGGAAGAAACCCCACTACGGATTCTGCCGTTCAATTATTAACAGCAAATGAAAAAGAAATAGTAGGAAAGATATATGATATAGGAAGAAAGGATGATTTAGAACCAGAAAAAATATGTGATAAGTCTGTAACAGATTCGGCAATCAAATTATTTAAAGATGTTGAAAACGCACCCGAAGGTGAAGATGTATCAGGGTTCTGTAACGATCTCAAGGAATTGAATAATGAAAATCAAGATGAAAGACGTCCTACATATTATTGGGATGAATCTAAAAAGGAATTTATAAAAGATAATATTTATTTTTCAAATGCATTAGGTGGTAAAAGTGGGCCAGAATTTGAAGAATCTATCACTGCTAAATGTAAGGAAGCTGGTGTTAATATTCGTTAATCCAAAGTTATATACCTAACCTCTAAATCAGTGTTAAGTGATGTAGGAAAATTAATAAGGTACCCTTCCGTAAACCCCGTCAATCGTAGATAGTTTTGTGCTTGTGTGACCATGACATCGTTCATGGTTTTAACTGATTTCAGTTCAACCACGGTTTTGTTATTTAAAATTAAATCGGCGCGAAGATTCCCTATTGTGTGTCCTTCAAACACAATAGGAACTATTCTCTCCGTTTCATAGTGTACCCCATTTTTCCGCAAGACAACTTCCATCGCATTGTGATACACCCGCTCACTATAACCGGGACCAAGTACTTTATATACGTGTCTGGCATATTGTTGTATCATTTAATTATTCTTCGGTTATTGTTTCTAACCCTTTTTTTTCGCTCTCTACTACCTTTTCCTCTCTATAATCTCTTATAAGTCCACTATATTGTTCATTATATCGTATAAGAGCTTCAGATAATTTCATTATAATTTTACCCATTTTATCGAAATGTCCAATTTCCATTGATACGGAAATATGTTCCTGATATTTTCTAGAAATATCTTCAATCATATCCATGAATTCGTTTGAAAAGTGTATACCTTCCTGTATATACTTTTTTACATCTTCACCCATTTTTTATATTATTATATTATTATTTTTAAATAGGAAACATAGAGTATAATAATAAAATCTTTACTCGTTTTTGTGATTAGTAAAAAGAAAATTTATTTTTGAATTTCAACATCATTCTCAAGAAGATACTTTATATAAAATAAAAAAAACTTTTTTTTGGTAATCACCAAAACGGGTAAAGATTTTAAAATATTTACCTATATAAATGTGGATGCTCTTGTGTCGACCCATTACAATACCAGTAACTAAAGTTTCTGACCAAACTATGATCAGTACTGATAAGTGTCGAATAGTAACGGTATCCCCCACCGATAATCAAAGTAGATACGTCATTGATATAGTTGATGATGCACCCGAAATTCTTATAAAACCGGATAAGGAATAAATGTAAGTATATATAAATGCCGTCAACACCTTTCGTTAATAGTAGTATACGGTCAACTATACCTAACCCATGTGAAGGTATTCAACAAATACTTATCAAGGTAATATACGAAAACGAACGCGGTAGGGGTCCTGTTCAAAGTATAGAAGCATACGCGTCCCCGATCTTTTCGTTCAATTATAATGCATCGTATCTTAACCGTAACGATACGTTACCGACGCCCGAGGATGGTACTATCCGACCAATATCCATGTTTAATTATAATCGAGGGTTATGGAGTGATACTCAAAACGTACTCGTCGTTAAAGATTATATTTTTAGACATGACAGTGTTTGGACACCTACGACACATTACCCACGGTTACGGGATTTCCTAACACACATTCGCGAAATATACAATTACGACGGGGCGATTACGGGAACGGATTGGTTATGTAGACCACCGTTATTACCGGAACCTACGTATGATAGAGATGTAACATTACGAAATGTTTCAAGAACCGTTATGGAACTTATAGATAAAAACTCAGAAAATTTACCCGAAGGTGATTATTTGAAAATATGCGATGAACTTAAAAGGATACGTGATTTATAGACTAGTGTGGTATGTCGGCTCTCAATAGTCTTAAAAAATATCTAAAAGGTAAGGGACAAGAAATAAACGATGAATGGTATGTCAAAATAGAAACACGAAAATCGGGTAAATCCGCGGGTATGACCGATAACTATTACTTTTCACCGGAAGGTAAGCGATTTAGATCCATGATTGAAGTCTATAGATTTCTAACGACGGGTGATAAATTTGAGCGCGATGAAAAAACAAAATGTTTGAAAATTAATAAAGAAAATAATGACGAAATAATGGATGATTTATGTGAACTTGTATCGGATATGTACATAAATGATAACATTAAAAATCTACACGATACAAATTCAAGTATGTTTCGAAAATTGAAAAAAGATTCCAATAACTTTATAGATTGTAAATTACAAAAAACGAAAATTCAAAATATGAGTGAAAAATATAGTATAACAATTCCAAAGGATACACCGGAAGAGAATATAATACACTATTCGAAAGCAAATGCAGCTAATTTAGTAAAAAACTTTTTTAGAACTGCACCCTCATGTTTGGGGTGTGGTGCGAAGAAAAATGAATTGCAAAGTGGAGGTAAAAAATGCATTTTAACACATGCACACACAATCAAATCTAGACCCGAAATTTTAAAAATTGCCGTATCGGAATCACGAACGGAAGAAGGATATCAAACACACATAATATTGAGGAAGTTTATAGAATTACATAAACAATACCCCGTCGCAACACTGTGTTGGGAGTGTCATCATACGCTTGGTTAAAGATTAATTCATTAAACTATATACATAATGACTACCTATAATCAAAAACCATGTGAATTTAAATACAAAATCGACTCGTGTTCGAAAGTCGTTGACGGTGATACTGTCGACGTTCTTATCGATTTGGGGTTCGATGTACTCATCCGCCAACGCGTAAGATTGCTCGGTATCGATACCGAAGAATCGCGAACGCGTGATACGGTCGAAAAGATTTATGGGAAACATGCGAAGAAGAAGATTTTGAACTGGGTGACGAAAGCGGTTGAATCCGATAAGGACGATTGTGAAATTGAATTACGGTGCCAAGAACGCGACTCTGTCGGTAAGTATGGGCGCGCACTTGGTGAATTATGGGTATTTGAAGATGGTATCTGGACGAACGTGAATAAATGGATGTGTGATAACGGGTATGCGGTTCCTTACGTCGGACAAAATAAGGATGATGTTAAGGAACAACACATGGTGAATAGACGCTTGTTAGCGGAAAGGGGTGAACTTGTTATCAAGGACAATTAGTTAAAAACAGTATTCAATAAAAGAAGAGGATATGACGACGACAAATGAATATTATAACGTCGTCATAAACCCGGATGATACACCAGTATTAGGTATAAACGAGGCGGTTGAACGACCTCCACCATTACCACTACCAGAACCCGAACTGGAACGAACTCATACGAGAAATATAGATATAAGAAGTGTTAAAATACGTAGTGTGTATAAATTTATACACTTTATTATGCTTTTTACGACAATAATGTATACTATTATGGTATCGGATAATTATCAGTCACTCATGGATACGTTTATGTCTGCAATATCATACGTTTCAGTCTTAGAAAATAAGATTGATATTTTAAAAATACATACATTTTATCTTTCGATGTGTTTTACCTTGGCGACGTATAATTTATACTTCGAATATATTGGGTATTATTTCGTGTACAGTCTTTTAAATATGTGTACAGCTGTACATCTATCATTAGATCGACGCGATTATTATATAGCCGTAGCTTAAGTTTTTTTATTTTTTGGGTCCGGTATATTCATATTTATGTACCCATAAATTACAGACCCACTTTTCACCTGATTTAACTGGTGCACCTCCATGTATAGCTTTTGTTGTCATACATTCATAGTTATTTAACGTATTAAAAAACAAAGCATCACCTTTTTCTAAACGGTACTGTTCCTTTATATTTGGAAAAACGGTTTCACCACCTTCATACTCGTCATTCAAGGCAATTATGAATGTATACATACGTCTATTTTTATCTTCACAAAACGTGTCTTGATGAGGTTTATAAAAACCACCGGGTTTATATCTAAGAACCTGTAAATCTTCACAATTAACGAAAGGGCGATCCGTCGTAGAAATACACTTACGTATAAGTTTATCAACAATTGGATCCTCTGACGCTCTTATCCATGCAGTTTCACTTTTACGCTCTGAATTATCTAATTCATAATTACCCCCAACTGTTGAAGGTTGTAGATTAGGTTCTGCTATTTTCCTGATATGATCGCAGTCTTGTTTTGATAATACACCTTTTATTACTCTGGGTTTTTCATATATAGGTATGAAAAACCATATAATCAGTAAAAATGATACAAATAATATAATTCTATTCATTTTCTACTATACTTTAAGAATATTATTCTTCAATAAATATTGGGGTGGACATAGTAATAAGTTTACTATTATATCAGTGTATCGTCCAAATATAGTATCATAATGAATAATAAATGCTACAAACCAGAAGTAAAGTGATACAATGTAGTGCAATTTAGGCATACCAAATGCACTTTTAATTACACTTATTATCAAGTTTACATCTAAGTACCTTTTATCGTGAATACTCGATTTATAAATGATAATCATGGATAAAAAATTGAATATGAGATCCATATAATCGAAACCACCTTTTAGTACGTACCCTAATCGTAGAAGATCTACGTGCCTGGATATATAAACAAGTTTATACATGGTTTCATTTCTATGTAAATGGTAAAACATATTCGTTACGCTACCAAAATTCTCTAAAATCATAAATGGAAAAAGTGATGTAATTGCCGAAGCTAATTCTATTAATTTCATTTATGATGTAAACGACTCTATTCTTAAAGTGCACGTAAAAATATATAATAGGGTACCGTACAGTTGTACCTATTTCGTATTTTTGCTATGACATTATTCGAATAATCAGCTAATGCGTGAACGGTACGCAGTATGTCCTTAGTTTTAGTTGGATCAATCATCCATTGACGGAGTAAATCACCACACGTATCGGAAAACATTCCGTATATATTCCGTATATCCTCTAATTTACATTTATGTTTATCACGTCTCTGAAGTTCCTTCTTAAATTCGTCGTCGGATATAATTTTTATTAAATAGTCTACACGTAAACGTAGATTATCATCGTCGCCAATACCATCGTATCTATATATGATATCTCTATCTAATAGAGTAAGTTTATAACTCAGCTCTAATATATGTACATCCGCTTCATTTGCTTCAAGTTCTGCGAACGTGGGTCTTCCACCGCATGGAATGTCTCCGTGTTCCCTCGAACGTTTCTTGAATTCAAAGTAATGAGGATTATGTACACGACCCGTTTCTATACGTCCCGAACGCCAATCGAATGCGGTATGACAGTCGGTACACCACATTTGTGCACACCCATCTATTTTATATATCATTGTACCACATTTAGGACATGGTTTCGTATCTTTGTTTATGAGTTTCATAGTTTCAACCGTTTCGGGATCACAAACGTGCTCGGAATCTATGATAACTTCATTACAATGTTCACAAAACTGTTGTACACATAACCCACATTTCATATCTGTATCTAAAAAACCTCTACAGTCTTCGTATGGACACTTACGTGTAAACTTTTCACTACTAATTGTAGTGACATTTAGTTCAAGTGAATTTACCTTTTCTACAATTTCCTCTATATCTCTACGCATTTTAGCTATAGCATCATCATAATCCAACGTCGAATTACGCATGTTTATCGCTTCTCTACGCATATCTCTCAAAAGAAACATTTGATCTAAAAGTTCAAAATATCGTAATCTAAGATCTTTCATTTTTATTCTATATTCCGCGTATGGTTGAGTTTCCGGCATTCGCGCCATTTCACGTTCGTATAAAATTTGTTCTCGGTGTATTCTATACTCTACGTTTCTAAATCGTTTTGTACAAAATGAATCTATGAATTCACGATCGTGTTCATGTTTACATTTCATACAATGTGGTTCTTCTGTAGTTGATAATAAATAGGTCTGGATACACGTTTTACACGCCTCGTAATCACAATGAGGACATGTAACTTTTACACGTTGTGTTTTATTGTACTTATCGCAACATACTGTGCACGTACTCATACTTATTATATAACGCGGGTTTTCTTTAAATATTTAATTTTAGTGGTCCACTATAGTTTAAGAGTATAGCTATAACAATAGTTATTATATTTAGGGGTACGTCATACA